GAATGTAGTTTGCTGCCCGTAGTGTCCGGCTGGTAAAGGACTGGAGTTGCGGGCGCAACTATAGACGGATTATAATAAAAAATGATATATTTTTTACACGCTGCGTAAAAAACGTGCTATAATATTATATACGGTCGATACGTTATCGACTAAGATATTCTCCGTTGGCTGCAGGAGAGTATGAAAATCTACGCAAAAGCGTAGTAGGAGAAATGCCTTTTTAAGGAGGCAGAAATGATGAAAACTTACGAATCAACATTAAAATCAGTAAGGGAGTCTATTAACAAAAATTCTTTCAGCTTTCCTGTTCATAATGAACTTGATTACACAGGAGTTGGTTTTGGATATAACTTAAAAGAAGCATATCCTAAAACTATGGAAGAAGCTGAAAAAGACATGCAAACACTTAATTTTGACAAACTGGTAAGTGAGATTTTTTAATGAATTATACATCATATGAAGAGTTACACATTCTTATCAAGAGTGTTCTTGATGATAATTATGCTGTAGCCGCTGCAAACATTGTCTATCTTGAAGAATTAACAAAAAAAAGTTATGTGATTTACATGACTCAATTTAGGGATATTCTCACACATTTGTCTCATATTTATGAATTGGAAAATCTTTTTGACGACAAAACAAAGGCATCTGTTCTGGCTCAGTTAGAACGGATAAAAGGGCACCTGGAAAGAATTGTAATTGATTCATATCAAAAGATTTGTGCTTGTCATATAAAAACTATAGAGGATTCTGTACAAGCCAGAGAATGGCCTGCCATAAAAACACAGATAGCACAACAGATACGAGATTTGAGGATAAGCAAGGCAGACATTGCATCTCTATCTTTTAAGGAAAAGAAAACAAACTTTCAAAAACTTATAAAATATATGGAATCCATTATAAATAAATTTCAGTTAACATTTTCTGAATAACCAGTCCCCCAGCACTCGCTGGGGATTTTTTTTGTCTGCTATCCTAAAACGCGGAGGATGGCAGAATGAAAAAGAACAATTCTGAAAATAAACCTTATTACACTCAGCGAAATAATAAACTCAAGCCTAATGGCGCTTGTAACGTTACTTCTATGATTGCAGCTCTTTCTGCAGCCGGATGGGATGTAGACAAGCTTGCGACAAAGGAATATCCGCAGCCGGAAGATGCGCTCATGCACTTTATTCTGGCAGATAAAACTGTAGATACTTTCTGGAGAAAATTAGACCCTCCTGGTCGTTATGCTCCTAATGAATGGCATGCCGTTCTTGCATACGGAACAAACCGTTACATGAGGCAGTGCGGACTTCTTGCTGAAGGTGAAAGTGCTGTGTCCTGGGGTGAAAACAGGAGCCTTGCAGAAATCCAGCTTACCCTTGCTCAGGGCGGAGCTGCCGTTCTTTCCGGCATTTTTACTGCAGAAGGTAAAAAGACTATCGGTCATGTTGTGGCATGTGTGGGCTATAAAGCTGATGAAGACGGAAACATTACTCATTTTATTCTTGATGATTCCTGGGGAGATTATCGTACGGAATATACTAATCAAAACGGTAACGACGTAGAAATGCCTCTTGCAGACTTTAAGGCTTTAATCCGCCACTGCAACATGGACTTTAAGATGGCGCATCTTGTGCGCAAGGCAGGTGCAAAATGAAAGCTAAGGATGTGAGCCTTTTTGCAATTGTTCTTGCAATCGTATGGGTAGCCGTTCTCTTCCTGGTAAAGGGATTTGTTCCTGTAATCTGGAGCGGAAAGGCTTTTGGACTTGAAGCAAAGGAAATCATCATAAGCGGTGTTTTCTTTGTTGTAGCTTGCTCTCCTGTTTATCGTTCTATCTGGATGGATAAAAAGCTGGGACTTTCAGCGGAAAACAGGGAAACAAAAGAATCTTCTGGAAGTAAAGAAGAGCTTACTGAATTAGAGGCGGTGGGATGATTGAAAAAAGCAAGGTTATTTTTTTGTTTGTTGTTTTCTGTCTTGTTGTTGCAGCTGCCTGTCTTTTCACAGGATTGCGGATTGGTTACTCTCACGCCGGAAGAAATGAAGATGATTCGCAGCGAGCTGAACGCTATGAGGACAGAAACAGCTCTGCTGTTGAAGCAGTCGGAAAGCTGGAAAGCGGACTCAACTCTGTGGAAGAGCAGATGCAGGGACTTGGAAAACAGATTACAGACGGCATTACAGATGTCGGAGAGCTCAGCGCAGTCGGTGATAGAATTGCAGGAGCAAGTACAGATATTGCGGAATCTGCTGGACGAATTGAAAAAGGAATTCAGCGAATTGAACAAATCCTATCAGAAGCAGAAGAAAAAAACGGTGTTCTGGCAGACGACAGCGATTGTACTGGTGGTGGTGGCGGCAACTGAGGGTGCGGTTATCTGGTTTGAGCATAAGTGAGGTGGAAAAATGGGAACTTTTGCAACGGTTGTTTCGGTCGCAAGCGGATGTGTCACAGTTTTTGGATTTATCGCGCTTTTCGTAAAATACGGGCATGACAAGGGCAAAGATGAATCAAATAAAAAAGAGATGCGTAAAGACATCGACGCAAACACAACCGAAATTAAAAATCTCGGTGTAAGAGTCAATAAAATGGAGCTGGATAATGCAAAGATGGTGACTGCTCTATCAAGTGACATGGGCTGGATAAAATCTACCCTTGACCGAATGGACAGAAAGCTAGATGAAAGGGGGCCTAAAGATGCCGAAAAGAAATAAGATAGAAATGCAGGGCTTGGTTGAGCGCATCTGCAAGATGTACTTCAACGACAAAATGAGCCACAAACAGATAGCAGAAGTTCTCAAGGAAGAAGGATTCGACATCAGCAAAAGCGGTGTCGGTCGCACTCTTGTGAGCCAGGCTGCGCAGATGAAAGCTTACAAGGATTCTGCAAAGAAGGCAGTTGCCATTGTTTCTGAACTTGAAAAAACTCCAGGTTTGAATATCTCTGAGGCAAGTGTTCAGCTGGTTCAGGCAAAGCTTCTTGAAGAACTCAACAAGTTTGAAAACTTTGCAACCATTTCTCCAGAAGAGCTTTTGAAAGCAATTGCAAGAAATACTGATGCACAGGTAAAGATTGCACGTGTAAAACTCGAATATGAACGCGGTTACAAGAAAGGCTTGTTTGAAGCTGCAAAGACTGTTGAAGCAGAAGGAAAGAAAGCCGGCTGGAGCGACGAGCGCGTTGAGTTTGTTAAGTCTAAGATTATGGGCTTGAAGGTGACTTATGACGAAAAGCCAGCAGAAGACTAATACATACGACATCTTCCTTCCCTACCAGAAGAAATGGCTGGAAGACAGAAGTGACCTCAAAATCATCGAAAAGAACAGACGGTGCGGAATCTCCTGGACGGACTCTGCCGACTCTGTTCTTGATGCAGCTCCTGCCAATGGCTGGACCAACACTTATTATATGAGCTTCAACAAAGACAACTGTCGCCAGTACATCGAGGATGCCGGCGAATGGGCAAAGAAGCTTGGTTATGCAGTAAGTGAAATTATCGAAGAAGAAGAACCTCTCCTTGATGATGAGGAAAAATCAATCACTACATACAGAATCACATTTTCAAGTGGTGCGGAAATTATGGGACTTCCTGGTGTTTCCCGTTCGCTCCGTTCCAAGCAGGGAAACGTTGTCATTGATGAGGCAGCCTTCTTTGATGACCTTGAAAGCGTTCTGCAGGCGGCAAAAGCTCTTGTTATGTGGGGCGGTAGAATCCGTGTTATTTCGACACATAATGGAGATGACAATCCGTTTAATATACTGATTAAGAATATCCGTTCCGGCAAAGAAAAGGAATGGAGCCTGCACCGCATCACTTTCCGTGAGGCAATGGCCCAGGGCTTGTATAAAAGAATCTGCCTTAAACAGGGGCGCAAGTGGACACCGGAAGCAGACAAGGAATTCATGGACAAGATGTACCGCATCTACGGCGACAATCCTGATGAAGAGCTTGATGTAATTCCACGAGCCAGCGGTGACAGATATTTTGGGCGCGGTGTTTTGGATCACGCTACAGCTGATGCAGACAGTTACGACATGCGTCGGCTTGAATGTTCAGACAGCTTCCTTCACAAGAACGAAAGCTTTAAGAATCGCGAGATTGAAAAGTTCTTTAATCAGGAAATACGTCCTATTCTTGGTGCGCTTGAAGGTCAGGTTTTCGGCGGTAATGACTTTGGACGTTCAGGCGACCTTACGACCTACTGGTTTGCAGAAGAGGTTTCAAAAACTCAGCTTGCGGTACGGCTCATTGTGGAAATCAAAAATGCTCCTTTTGAACAGCAGCAGTTATTCAATGACTATGTAACAGACTGGTTATCTGAGCGTAAAAAGTTCGGCGGCCTTGCAATAGATTCTCGCGGTAACGGTCAGCAGATTGGAGAACATGCAATGCTCCGTCATCCGGGAGCTTCGATTCAGGTTATGGAAACAAACGCCTGGTATGCAAAGTACGGAACCGATTTGCACGGACTTATGGAAAGCGGAGATTTTACTGTTCCTGATGATGAAACGATAAAGGCAGATTTTGCTCTTGTTGTTCTGAAGAACGGAATCCCGACTATTCCTGCAGTGCGCACGTCCGACCGAGACCAGAAGGGAAAGAGACACGGAGACGGTGCGAGTGCTGCAATGCTCTGCGTGTGTGCCTGGAGAGAATGTGCGGCTGATCCGGCACCGAGTTTTTTTGTTGCAGAAAAGAAAAAGAAATCATTTTGGTAGGAAGGTATAGATTATGGCAAGAACAAACAGCGTAACAAGCAGAGTTATAAATATAAACGGATTCCGCAGTATTGCAAATTATGTTTCTGATACACAGGACTGGATAAACTCCGTTCAGGAACGTGAGAACATCTTTGAAGAAATGCGCGATGATGGTCGTGTTGAATCTCTCATCCTTGACCGTAAGAACAAGGTTCTGCAGATGTACGGTTCATTCACGGACACAAAGAACAAGAACGTAAACGAAGCCTGTCAGAATCTTCTTACCTTCAACACTTTCTACAAGCTCAACAATATCCTACTGAATGCCGTGCCTTATGGAATTGCTGCGTGTGAAGTTATCTGGGAGTTACGGGGCGGCTGGTATGTTCCTGTTGATTTTACTCCAATTCCACGAACTGCTTTAAGTTTTCCTCAACACATTGAACGTGACTGGGGTGTTCCGGTTCTGACTTCTCAGAATCTTATTTTGAGCGATAAGCGCAAGTTCATAATTCACCGCAACGATGATGGCGAGCTGAATCAGTGGGGACGTCCTACTTTGCGCAGTGCTTACACCTTCTGGAAGTTCAAGCAGCTTGGCGTTAAGTTCTGGGCAATGGCAGCCGAGCTTTGCGGTGTTCCTTCTATCCTGGCAATCTTTGAAACTAAGAGCGAAGACGAAGCAAAGAAGCGCGCAGCTGATTTGACTGCAGCCCTGCAGAACTGGGAAAGCGGATCTTCCGGCGCATTTGGAAACGTTAAGGATATTAAGGTTGTTTCTTCTCAGATAAATGAGTTCAACAAAATTGTTGAGCTTTGTGATACAGAAATTGCCTACGCACTTACAGCTCAGGCTCTTACAACAAACACTGCACAGTATGGAACTCACGCCCAGGGAGAAACGCACGTCCAGACTTACGACGATCTGATTAAGGGTGATGCCTACAAGCTCCAGCAGACAGACCAGCAGCTTGTTAATGCTTTCTGTGAGCTCAACTTCCCTGGCGAGGTTGCCCCGCAATATGACATTGACTCTACAGACTTTGCGCCGTGGGAAGTTATCCGCGATGCAATCGATCGTGGTGTTCCTGTAAGTCTTAAAGCTCTTTATAACAAAATCCATCTGCCACAGCCTGTTGATGAAAAAGATTCTTTCGTAAAGGCTCAGCCGTCTTTCGGTTTTTCTGATACAGGAAAAGACGATTTTTTTCAGAAGAGGCAGTAGAAAACCTTTTTCAGGAAAAGAGCCGGGCGCGACGGCTTGACCGTATTTCTACTGCCGCCTGGCTCAACATCTCCGACAGCTACGCAGAACGCATTAAAGCATACATCAAAGAAGCTGCCCGCAATCCTGATATTCTTATGACTACCAAGGTACTTCCGCCGGACTGGGGAGCAATGGGAGAAGCTGCAAAGCTTTTTACTCGCTCCCTTATGATGGGTTTGGATTCAGCTGTACGCAAGAATGAGTTTGCAGAGCTGACTGCAGAAGACGTTGAAAACTTGCCTTATGCCGAAGCTGTAGAATATCTTAAAAAACGCGACGTTATAAAAAAAGTTGATTATAACAAGCTCTCCGACAAGATGCGGTTCCGAGCTTTTACAGCTTCCAGAATTGCAGACGGGGATCTTCTCAAACGTATAAACTCCGAGCTGATTAAGAATGTGAATGATGGTAAGGGGCTGAAGGATTTTCTCTCTCTTACAAAAACTGACATCCTGAATAAAGTCGGCATGGGTGCCGGTGGCCAGGGCTGGTACTGGGAAACTGTCTACAGAACCAACGTTCAGACCGCCTACAACACTGGCCGCATGATGGGCTTTGAAGAAGACACGCCTCTTGCGCTGCACTTTGTCGGAATTGAAGATTCAAGGCAGACGGATGTTTGTCATTCTCTGAGCAATGTTATCAGACCGTATGATGATCCGCTTTGGGAAAAATACATTCCGCCTTTGCACTTTGGATGCCGTTCGACTGTACGTGCGATTTATGACGAGGACGAACTGCCGGAAGAATGGAGCTCCCTGGAAGGAATTGAAAAACCAGCCAAAGGCTTTGGAACCAATCCTCTTGAAAATGACAGCTGGTGGAATGAACTTTCAAGTCAGGTTGCACGTGCGAAGGAATATGGCGTGCAGGGAGAGATTGATATAGCAAAAGCAATGCTGATATCAGACTTTGAGAGCTATCAGAAGTTATTATCGGAAAAAGGAATGACTTTAAGTTTGGAAGTTGCAAACCTTGATAAAGAAATACTGGCAGAATTAAATGGTGTAATTTCTGATATTGGAATTCCTGAAATAACAAATTCAATAAAAGTAACAGCTCCGGTAACAACAAATATTGCAGCTTTAAACTACAAGGGAGAATTGAAGCTAAATGCTTTGTATATGCAAAATAAGACAAAACTTCTAAAAGAATTGAATGAAGGAATTGAGAAAGGCTTTTATCCAAAGAATTGCAATGCTTTAAAGAGTACGCTATATCATGAATTATTTGGACACGGAGCTGAACGCTTTTTATTAAAGTATGATTCAAATTATACAGATAAAGTTACTGCTTGGAAAAAATGTTTTGTCGCCGAAAATATTGTAAATGAAGCTCTAGCAAATATTTTAAAAACAAATCCAAATCTTGAAAGTGAAATTCTTAGAAAACAAATTTGTTTGTATGCCTTAGATAGTTATTCAGAAACAATGGCCTATGGACTAGAAGATATATACACGAATAAAGATAATGCACAACTCTTGTCAAAAGAGATATATAGAGTTACAATAAAACATATAAATGATACTTTAAGGAGATTGAAGATATGACAACAGGTGCAAAGTTCTTTCCACTTAGAGATTGGCTTCTTTATTCAGATAAGCCTGATGAAAAAGGTTGTCTTATTTCAGGCCTTAAAGACAATGCCCCAGAAGAAATAAAAAGATTATACAAGGAATACATTTCCTTGCTTACAGAAAGAGAATAAAAATTAAAACCCCGGAACTTCCGGGGCTTTTTTATGTTCCAATACATTCAGTAAGCCGATAATGTAACTAGGAGCATGAAATGAATACAATAAAAATAACAGATTTTAATCAGCTTGTAGCCTATTCTGAAAAATTACCATCCGATGTTGAATGGTTTGAAGAAAATACATTCGAATTTGCAGATAATATTCCTGGTATAAAGTTACACATAAAGGGAGAAAGATTTGACTCTACAATGAGTACAACTCTTATGAGATCAATACTGAAATTACAAGAAGGAGTTTATAGACAATACTCAATTTATAAATATGGCGAGATTAGGAGACTTTCCCCAGAAGAAAGAGCAATGCTTGAACTTTATGTTAAAGTTGATGAAGGTTCATCGTGGCTGGAAATAGACCTAAGACCAATTATTGAAACCATTGCGGAGAAAATAGAAACCATGACACCAAATCAAACTTTAGCAGGAATAGCGATTGTATCAGTCGCTTCAATCATTTGTATTGGAACAAAAAAAATCCTTGATTATAAGCAAAAAATAAAAGAGCTTGAAACTCAATCAAAAACAATGACAGAGATTCAAAAAACAACTGCACAGGCGCAAATAGAGAGCATAAAGGCTACTACTGAGTTTTACAAAGAAATAGCAAAACAAACTGGTACAAGCGAAATTGAAATAAATAATGAAAAAATTGATACCGCTGCTATAAAACAATTAACAACTTCTCCAAGAGAGAAAAAAGAAAACTCTCAGGAAGTTGTATCAAATTCTTTTAAAGTAACGGATATTCATATTCATGACAGATATGAAGATTCTGCAAAGGATATTTCACTCGACATTATCAGTAAAGATGGAATTGTTTATAAAGATGTAAGTATCCTTGAGGGGCTTATTGATAAAGACGATTATCAGATGCTTAAAGATTCCACAAATAAAAAATTCATGAACATGAAAATTGTTGTTACAAAACATGGTGATGAAATAATTGGTGCATTCCTTAATTCTGTCGAAGAAGAATAGAACCTCATTTTGATTGTGCGTTTAAGCCCCGAACTTCCGGGGCTTTTTCTTTTTTTACTTACATTTCCAACAAAACACCAAAAATTGCACCCACACACCACCTCAAACATCTTTGATTCACCGTTGAATATCGGTGAATCGGCTAGTCGTTTAAATAATTTGGGTAATTTGTCATTTATTTAAAAACACTCCCTAAATTTTCAAGATTTTAACAAATCTTCTTTTCCCACAATTGCCGTGTTTTTCTACTTCCATGCTTATATATCCGCGAGGTGGGAAAATGAAAATCTACATAGCTGGAAAGATAACAGGCGACCCGAACTATAAGGCAAAATTTCAAAGGGCAGAAGAGAAGCTTAGGTCTATGGGACATTCTGTTATGAATCCTGCCTGGATCTGTGCATCTCCCGAGTTTGACTGGGAAGATTACATGAAGGTCAGCGAAGCTATGCAGAAAGTTTGCGATGCTACAGTTCTGCTTTCTGACTGGTATGAAAGCAGAGGAGCAAGAGAAGAATATCGTCGCGCAAGAAACAAACTTAAACATCACATATTGGAAATTTATTGTTGTGGTGAAATTCTGTTTTCCAGAAGCAGCGATATAGACCTTGAGAAAACAGTACCACCTCTGGAAGAGTTCATACACGCAAAGCCGGAAAAATAAAATCACGAGGTAGTATCAGCTTATGAAAAAGATTCGTACATGGCAGCTCTGCCGCACGGGTACATTCGGGCAGGACGGAGCAAAGATTACAGAAAAAGACTTGAAGGACATTGTTGAGACCTTTACTCCGACACGTCCTATTTCAATCGGGCATGATTCGGCTAAGGGTGACAACTTTCCAAAGTTTGGCGATGTGCTTGCAATTGACGGTATTTATGATGATGCCAAACACAAGGGCGAAAAGGTTCTTGTCGGTATGGTCATGCTTCACCCGGAACTTGAAAAACAGTTTTCAGACAAGGATGACGGCGACGGCTGCTACAAAGGTTGGAGTGTTACAATTCCAAAACGTGCAAGCGACGGAAAGCGTTATCTTCACAGTCTGGCAATCTGCGGTGCAACTCCGCCAAAGATTCCGGGCCTTGAGCAGCTTATGGTTAAAAGCTGCTATTCAGACGGCGATACGGTTGAGGTGTTTGACTTCAGCGACGCAATAGATTATCAGGAGGAGATTCCCATGACTGATGAGGAAAAGAAAAAGATGGAGGCTCTTGAGCTTGAAAACAAAAAGCTGAAGGAAGATGCCGAAAAGGCAGCCGCCAAAAAGGATGGTGAGGACAAAAAAGAAAAGTTCTCTGATTCCAAAGAGTATGCAGACATGCAGAAGAAAATCAAAGACCTTGAAGCTTCTCGCAAGGAAGCTGTTGTAAAAGGTGTTTGTGACAAGTTCGCTGATGTTCCAGCAGGCTTGAAAGATAACGTTCAGAAGGTTGCAGGTATTCTTGCTTCCAACACCGACTCTTTTGAGTTCAGCGATAAGGACGGAAACAAGAGCAGCAAGTCTGCCCTGGACCTGTTTAGCGACCTTCTTTCCGGGCTCATTGCTGCCCCTAAAAAAGAGGAAGTAACAAGTCGTCAGTTCAATGCTGACGAGTTCAATGACAACGGCAACGGCGGAGACGGCGGAAAAGAAACTGACCTTTCTAAAGTTGCTGCAAAAATGTAGAGGTGAAAAATGGAAAAAATTGAAACCAACATTGAAGCAATTGTAAATCCTTCACATCCGCCAATTATTGGTGTTGTGAAACTTGCGGCTACTGGTTCTGCTTTGAAAGCAGGAACAGTATTGAAAATTTCAAGCGGAGCTTATGCTGCAGCAGGAAACAGTGATACACCTGCAGCTGTTCTTCTTGAAGATGTTTCAGAACATGCTTCTGCAGCTGTGAACGGAAGAGTTCTGTTTCATGGTCTTGCAGTTGAAAGCAGGCTTTTGAACGCTTCTCAGGAAGCTCCAAATTCCACTTTGCTTGGAAAATTGCCTGGTATTGGAATCTATCTGACTCAGGCCGGATGGACTGATTCAAAATTTGAGTAGGAGATAAAGATGGCTTTAAGACTTATCAAACAGGAAGACATTGTAAGAATGCAGGCTACAAAGCCTGAAAACACTTCCCTCGCTGCCGCTTACTTTAAGCAGCGACCAATGCACAACAGCACTCACATTGCTGCAAGCAAAATTAAAAAGGAAACAGGAAACATTCCTGTTGTTGGCCGCGGCGGTCCTGGTGTAAGACCAAAGCATGGAGCTGAAACAATGCTCATCGAACCTATGCCAATTGAAATTGACGATACTCTCAGCGCAGTTGACATGGACAACTACGAAAGAGCAACTGATACCGGAAAAACTCAGATCATTGATGAAATTACCGGTCAGCACTATGACATGGTTCGTGAAACAATGAATGCCCTTTGCTGCCAGGCTCATCATGGTAAGATTGATTACATGATGAAAACTGAAAGCGGACTGCAGCGTTATGTTGTTGAATACGGTACAACTGCTGAAATCCAGGCAATGACTGTTGCTTTCGGAAAGAAGCTTTCTGCACTTAAATACAATGATGTAATTCAGTACTGTTCCAAACTTGCACAGAAAATTAAAAAGCAGGGTGTCGGCGGTCCTGTAGAATATGTTGCCGCAGCAGATGTTTTCTCTGTTCTTGTTGAACTTGCAAACAAGAACAACGCTTACAACACTATTGACAGTGATTTTGTAAAAATCGGAAAATTCAAAGTCTTTGAAGATAACGATTCTTACATTGACATTGATGAAAACGGAAACAAAGTGTCTAAGTCACTCTGTGAACCGGGCACTATCTGCTGCCGCGCCGTAAACGCTGGTCAATCTATGCCGTTCTGTAAGATTGACGATACAGTTCAGAAGGCTGCAGTTCCTTTCTACACTTTCAGTGTTGACAGAACTGACCACAGAGGAACTGATGTTTACTCTAAATCAAAACCATTCCCGATTGTAAATATCAAGGGTATTGCGTGGGGAACTTTTGAACCTGAAACTGTTACTGTAACTTTCAATGCAGGCTCTAACGGTTCTGTTGCTGCAACAGTTGACGGAGAATCAATTACTTCCGGTTCAAAGGTTGAATCTGGTAAAACAGTTGTATTTACTGCAACACCTGCAAGCGGTTATGTAGTTGACAAATGGACTGGAGAAGGTCTTGAAGACGCAGGCGAAAACGCTAAGTCGGTTGAGCTTGGAACTTCAAACTTTACAGCTTCGGTAAGCTTCAAGACAGCCTAGTTTGAAAAGTTAAAGGGCGTTGCAGTTGCCCTGATACAAGCTGCACTGGCGGGAGTAATCCCGCCTTTTTTTATGCCTACACAAAAAGCCGGTCAGATTTTCTGTGTGATATTTTTATTTTGCACGGAGGTTTGATTATGCCGGAAGAAAACGAAAACCAGGCACAGCTCACAGTTGAGGACTTGAAAAAAGAGCTGCCGGATCAGGACTATGAAACTCTTACTCTTGGAGAAGATACGGTTGCGGTCCGCTGTCTTTTAAAGGCAAAGATTGCAGTTAAGGGAATGGTTCAGAGTACAGGACACGTTTACAGCGAAGAAAACGAAGTTTGCCGTGAAGCAACTCTTAAATATGCACTCTATGAAATGTTTGCATTTGTTGGACAGGAAAACCGCGCCCGTGAAAAACTCGAAGACTGCCAGCTTCTGATTGAGACAAACTTTGGAAGCATTATAAAAAAAAGTGATGCAGAAGCTTCTTCTGGACCTGCCGTAGGCTTTATGAGTGCTGGAAGAAAAAGCCCTATGGAAAGACGGAGAAACTGATGGGAGTTCAGATAACAAGAAGCTTTGGAGAGCTTTCAAAACGGCTTAAAAAAGGCTGCCTTGAACCGACCATGCGCAAGGTGAGTAAGTATCTTGTCTCTTCTGCAGTCGGAAAAATCAACAAAAACATTCCGCCTGAAAATGCACCTCTTACTCAGGAGGTAAAACGAGGCAACAAGACTCTGCGTGATAACGGGCAGCTTATGGCAAGCATTGCCCCGCAAAACGGCAAGGACTGGGCAGCTGCTCAGACTAACCTCAAGTATGCAAAGATCCAGCAGGAAGGCGGAACAATCAACAGCAAGGGAAAAGGCTTGTGGCTTCCGGCATCTGCACAGACCAGAAGCCTCATGCGGCGCTACAACGCACAGAAGCCTGGCGAGCTGATTGAAGCAATGAAGGGAGACGGCTATTCGTTTTTCCGCACGGGAAAAGTTTTCTGTGCCAGGAAGAAAAACGGCAAGCCTTTTGCGCTTTTTATCATCAAGCAGAGCGTTACAATTCCTTCCCGTCCTTTTCTGCACATCGATGATAAAGACGAAAAGTACATCACAAAAGAAATTAAAAAGGCAGTGCATGAGGCATTGCAAGGAGATAAGAATTGACAATCGAAGAAGTTGTTGAGTCACTCAAAACTGAAATCAAAACACAGTTGAACTTTCCAGCCTTCCTGCTTCCTCAGAAGGCTGTAAACAATACGGCACACATAGACCTGCTTTATCAGGATATGAATCCAAACGGCGACGGAAACGAAAAGTTTTCTTTCCTGGCAGAATACCGCACAGCCGGCACTCATGCAAAATGGCTTACTCAGACGGTAAAGCTCAGACGTAAACTCAATGAAATTGAAAATAACTTTATGCCTTTTGAGGTAGAAGGAGTAAAGCTTCGTGCTTACTGGATTAGGAACGGAAACGCTCAATGGGTGTACCCTAGTGAAGAAGAAAGCTCTATGCCTGCGGAATATGTTATTCCTTACAGAATAGAGATTGATATACCTACAAGGTTAATAACGGAGGACTAAAATGAAACCGGGTGGAAAAGATGGAAAACTTTACAAAATTGCCGAAGGTGAAGCTGTAACAGGCGGGGAAAGCGTAGCCCTTACTTCAAGCGGTTTTTACAAAATCAAGAGCGTTGCAAGTTCAAGCAGCTCTCTTCCTACGCCGGACACAAGCAAGGCCGGCTACAGAAAAATCAGGCCGGGCGATGTTGTATGGCTGTGGAAAGGTCAGGCTCTTGCAACTGGAGATGCAGTAATTCCGCTTACTCTGACACTCATCAGCTTTGTAACTGATGTTTCGAACAGTAGGAATGGAAATAAGACCGACATCACGACACAGGAAAATGTGGAGACAGGAATCCGCGAATACACCGTATCTCCTTTCTCTGAAGGAAGCGGAACAATCAACGGTATGGTTGACGTTGACTCAGAAGCTCAGAAAGAACTCTTGAATCAGTTCAGCGCTATCACAGAAGAAGATGATGACGGACACATCACAGTTTACAAGGCAACACAGCGCAAGCAGGATTATATGCTCAGCCGCCGTGAAACCGAAACTGTTGGTGAAATTGCCATGTGGGAACATTTCCCTGTAACTGTAGATTCGCTCACAATGGACAAGCCTTTGGACGGAGCTCAGAACTTCAACTTCAACTATTCGCTCGACGGCGGAAACAATCCTGGCGTAATCTACTACAAGGTTAAGGAGGTTGCATAATGGTTCTTACCGAGCAGCCTAAATACTGGTTCTATCCTGATGTTAAGGACAACCTTTCTCAGAAGGAAGATGAGCAGCTTGCAGTTGAAATCATCCGGCCTACAGGATTCCAGAGTAATGATTTTAAGAAGGTCGTTACCCGTACAGAGTTCTACCCGGATGATCAGCCGTTTGACAAGGACGGTAATTACACTGCGCCTAAAAAGTTCCGCAGCATAACCGTAGATACAAAGTTTGATCCTGCCTTGATTCTGCGCACATGCGTTGGTGAAGTACGAAATCTTTCTGTCAAAGATACTGACGGAAAGGAACGCAAAATCACCAGCGGAAAAGAGCTTGCAGAATGCCGTGCCTATGGTATCGGAGCAATCATCGACGCAATTGTCGTTGAAGTTTCCGGAGACAAGCTCACCGATTCAAAAAAAAAGAATATCGAATAGGACTGCAAATCCTGTTTTCGGGCTTCTGGCCGCCAGACTGGGAGCCCGAATATAACGAAAAGTATGAATGCCTTTTCTGGCCGGAAAACGAAACCGGCTACATGAGGCTCCAGCGCAAAGATTTTTCCAATTACATTACAGACGAACTCTCTCAGCTGATTCAGATGTGGCACAGAATCAGTGCCTACGGATGGCCGCAGGGCAAAGGCTATCTGGCAGAGCCTGAATTTGTGCGCTCCATTGTAGAATTATTCGACAGGGAAAAAGCGGGTTATATAGCCTGGGAGAAAAAGAATAATGGCGGACATTAACGAAGAGCTTCGCGTTCTGGTAACGGCAGAAGTAGACAAGGCAATTAAGAATCTCAAGAGTGTTGATAAACAGACAAGTGATACAGAGAAACTGTTTAAAAAACTTGGTGGTTCCATAGGAGCAACTTTTTCTGTAAAAGCAATTATTGATTTTGGAAAAGCGTGTTCAGAACAATTCCGCGAAGATAACCAGGCAGCAGCTGTTCTAAAAAGTACACTGGAAGCAACAGGTGCAACCGCCTGGACAACCTTTAAAGAACTGGAGGAAATGGCAAGCGGACTCCAGCAGAAAACAAACTTTGCAGCAAGCTCAATTGAGTCAATGCAGTCTGTTCTTCTTGGTTTTAGAAACATAACTGGAGAAACATTCGGAGAAGCAACAAAGGCAATCCTCGATATGGCTACTGTTATGAAGATGGATTTGTCTTCGGCCGCTCAGAGTATTGGAAAAGCTCTGGATGACCCGATTCACGGAATGGATTCCCTCAAAAAACAGGGCTTTAACTTTACAGCTGCACAAAAACAGGTTATACAGTCTTTCCTTGATGTAGGCGATGCAGCCAGTGCTCAGAAAATTATTCTTGATGAATTGAACGGAACATTTGGCGGTGCGGCTGAAGCTGCAGCAGATAGTTCAACACAAATTAAAAATGCATGGAAAGATGTTTTATCTGCTTATGGCTATGAATTTACGGAAATTTTCAATGCCTTTAATGATTCTGACGGGAAAAATAAAATTGCTTCAAAACTTGAGGATTTTGCTAAATCAGTTAAAGAAGGTGTAAAAAACTGGCATCGAATATTAAATTTTGATGACTGGTATGCAGGAATGAGTGACACCGAAAAACTGGAAGAAGCATCCCGTCAACTGGAAATCTGGTCTGAAAAATATGAAAGAAGTGTAAAATCATGGGGAATAGGCTCAAAGAAAAATGCAGAACATGCAAAAGAACAGATAATTGCATGGGAAGCTGTTGTTTCCGAACAAAAAGAAATTGTTAATACCCAGCAAGAAATTCAAAAACAAGAAAATGACCGTGCAAATGTTGCAGCTACAATAAACGACCTCATGCTCGAAATATCCAAGAACTATGAAAAGCTCGCAAGTGATGAACCGTCAATTCAGTTGGAGAAATACGAAAAAGAACTCGAAGAAATAAAAAAGAAACGCGACAAACTTTCAGAACCTGTAAAAGATACTGACGGTAACATTATAGACACAACAGAGGCAATGCGCCAGCTGGATGTAGTCGAAAAAAATATCAGGAAGAAAATAGCCAATCTTGAAATTGACGGAAAGAAGAGCTGGCAGAACTGGTTGAGTGAAATTCTTGGAGTAGATACAAATCTATTTACAACCGGAAAGTCTGCCGCAAAAATCTATATTGACGGGCTTGAAAAAGCAATTAATGATGCAGAAGGAATAAGCAAGGCTATAGGAGAAAAGTTTTCTAAAACTGATTTTTTAGACAGTCAGCTTGAGGAGTTAAAATCAAAAATACAGGAAGCTCTTGCCGTAGATCCTTCAAAAATAACAGAATCATTTACTCTTGATGAGCTTGCAAATGAAAACACAGCTCTTGGCCAGCTTGTTATAAAATACAAGGAAGTCAAAAAAGCAAGAAAAGAATCTGCAGCAACTGATGAAATAAAAGAACTTGAAAAAGCTGTAGCAAACCTTGGTAAAACCGAAACTGAACTATATCTGATTAAACTCGAAGAAAATGGAGCTACCGAGGAACAGATAAAAAAAGCAAAAGAGTTAAGAGAGATTCTTGATAATTACAAGGACATAAACAGTTTTGATAATTTAGCTGAAAAACTCGGTTATCTTACAGAGAAAGGTCTTAATACACTTGATATGTGGGATAAAAAGACAAACAAAGTTGTTGGCAGTATGGTTTCTTCCCTTGCCCAGCTTTCGTTCGATGCAACTCTTTCTGGTTTTAAGGAATTAGGCCAGGCACTTGGTGAGGGCGAAGATGCCGCAGACTCCATGCAACGGGCACTTGAAGCAATGGCTTCTGAAATACTGAATCAGCTGCCGCTTCTGTTTATGCAGGCTGGTTTACAGCTTATAGCACAAGGTCAGTGGGCTCTGGGACTTGGACTCTTGGCTGCAGGGCTTGCAGACCAGGTTGTTGCCGGATATGTAAACGGCAAGAAAGAAAGTGCAAAGGCCAACGCTCTGGGGGGAGTTTACGGAGATGAAGCTTACACAGCTTTTGCAAAAGGCGGGACGTTCACAAATCAGATTGTAGCAAAACCGACATATTTCAGATTTGCCAAAGGAAGCGGCTTTGGAACCGGGCTTATGGGAGAAGCTGGCCCCGAAGCAATAATGCCGCTTACCCGCGGTGCAGACGGTTCTCTTGGAGTTTCTGCATCCGGAATTGGTGGCGGTGACATTCAGGTAAATATTCCAGTTACAGTCTACTCGGATGAACCTGTAGAAGTTCACGACACCGAAGACGAAAACGGACAGCGCAAGATTGAGATTCTCGTAGGTTCGATGATTAACCAGCACATAGCAGGCGGCAAAGCGGACAGAGCTTTGAAAAGCCGTTACGGGCTGAAAGTTCAGGGGGTATAGAATGACGAATATAATCTGGCCACAAACTTTACCACAGGTAATCAGACTTGAAGGTTTGAGCGGACAGAAAAAGTCCAACGTTATCAGAACACAGATGGATGCGGGACCGCAGAAAGCCCGCAGACGTTATACAGTTGCTACAAAAGAATTTACTGGAAGTGTTGTCCTTACGGAACTGCAGCGGGAAACGCTTGAAGACTGGTATGACAACGAGCTTGGAAGTGGAGTGCTCCGTTTTTTGATGAAAGACCCGCAAACTTTACGAACAGCTGAATTTCGATTTTTGGAAGATTACACCGAAGAGTCTAATGACGGTCTTTGGATAATAACAATGAAACTGGAGAAGATGAATGCCTAATACACAACTTACGTCTGCTGCAATAGAAGTAATGACAGCTCCGGAAACAGAAGAAGTTCTTTTGAACATTCTTGATGTTAAATATGATGGAGAATCTATTCTTCGAGTTGTAGACAATAATCAGGAAATTACTTCAAATGGACATACTTACATTCCTTGTTCATTTAGTGTAATTCTGCCGGATCAGTCGAGCGACGGAAACAAGTCATGCCGTCTGCAGATAGACAATACGGATATTTCAATTTACCGCGCCATAAAATCAGCTGTAATTCAAAGCAGAAATGAAAATAAAGACATTACCTGTACTGCAGCTGTAATTATGGCAAGTGAACCTGATAACTACATTGAAGGGCCTTTGACTTTTATCCTCAGAAACATCAATGCAGATGTAAGTTCCATTACTGGAGAACTTTATGATTCATATATGCATGACAGAAAGTTTACAGCTTTGACTTATAATCCTAACGATTTTCCAGGGCTGTTCTTTTAAGGCAAGGTGCATACGATGTATGAATGGTGTTCCAAATATGTCGGTATTCCTTTTGTATCCGGCGGTCGTGACAAGAGCGGTTGCGACTGCTACGGACTGGTCAGACTCATCTTATGCAACGAATACAATACAGAGCTTCCTCTGTTAATCGGCGACTACACAAATGCCCTCTGCATCCAGGAAACAAAAGCGCTTTTCACGCAGAACATATCAATTCTTTGTACCGACAAAATAGAACAGCCAGAAGAAAAGGCTGTAGCCCTTATGAAGATGAAAGGCAGGCTTTGTCACGTAGGCTTATATGCTGGCGACGGTTATATAATTCACTCAAGGCACAATTTAGGGGCAGTATGCGAAAGACTTTCAAGCCCGCAGCTCGCCGGATGTGTCGAGGGGTGGTACCGTGTCGATTCAAGTTACAGCATGTCTTAATCCGTTTTCTGGGGAAAGAAAAGAATTCTCATTTGAACAGGGAATAACAATCAATGAAATTATAAGAAATCTTGATGCACTAAATGCCGTAAACACAGGCTGGCGTGTGATGATTGATGACGAAATTATCACAGATTTTGAACGTGTACCAGAAGAAGGTCAACGGGTTTATTTGAAGCTTGTGCCAGAAGGTGATAATCAGAGTGTTGGCGCCGGAATGAAAGTTGGCGGCGTAGTACTGTCCATAATTGGTATAATAGTTGCCGCAGCTACCAGCTGGACTGGAGTCGGTGCATTCGTTGGAGCGGCTCTTTTAGGGGCTGGAATTGGATTGCTTTCTGGAGGTGTAGTCTTATATAATACGCAAATTCCTTCATTAGCTGAAAATGAAAAACCTGAACAGGATCCCGCTATTCGTGGCAGCCGTAATCAGATGAGACCATACGGTAAGATTCCTGTTCTCCTGGGTAAAAGGCGTATTTATGCAGATGCCTGTGCAAATCCTTATACCTGGGTAGATTCAAATGGTGCTATATGGCTTAATCAGCTTTTCTGTGTTGCTCAAAAAGACATTCAGATAGACACAGCTACTCTCAAAATTGACGAAACTCTGCTTAAAGATTATTCAGCTACAGGCGACATTTCAAGGGTTCTTGATCAGTCAAATCCAGATCCTCTTATCCAGATGAAAATTTCTTATGGGGACAGTACGCCACCGCTTTATGATAAATGCGTTCACGAAATTCAGCTTAATACCGTGCTAAAACATCAGACAGAAGATGGACAGGACGGAAGCGTAATAAGAACAACTCCTGCAAAAACAACAAAAATTAATGTAGACGTTTTCTTCTACAACGGTCTTGGAAAATACAATGATAAGGGAGGCGTAGAAAGTTCAAGAGTAGAACTCAAGGCAGAATATAAAAAGTCAACAGATCCTGATTCTGCATATCAGCTGCTCGGTTATTTTTCAGAAGGAAGTAATACAATTTCCGGAAGTGAACTTAAAACCAAACGCTATGCAATTACGAAAGACAACCTTGTAGCAGATTCTTATACAGTAAAAATCTCACGCGTCTCAGAGGACAGTACAGACACAAAAATAATTGATACCGTATATGTCGGTTCAATCCGAGCTGCGAACAATGATTCACCAGTGCGTTCTGCACGCTGTCAGCAGGTAACTTTGATTGGACTTAAAATCAAGGCAAGCGAAAAACTCAACAACATTGTCGAACAGCTCAATTTTGTAGCACAGTCAAAAATGCCTGTATACAACTCGCAGTCACATCAGTGGACAAATGCATTGACGAGTAATCCTGCCTCAGCTGCAATGTATGCAATGCAGGGAGAAGTTGCACAACAGCAGCTTTCAAACTCAGATATTGACCTCGACAGTTTTGCAGCTCTTTATGACTGGTGTGAGGACCACGATTATGAATGCAATGCTTACATCACTGATAACATGACAATTAACAGTTTACTTTCAAGCATTGCTTCAACCTGTCGTGCAGAAATTCTCCGCATGAACGGAAAAATAACAGTTATCCAGGATATTGCAAAGAACTCGTTCGTTCAGCTTTTTACGCCACGTAATTCTCATGATTACAAAGAAACGATGGCTTTGGCGGATATTCCTGATGTATTGAAAATGGGAATAGTTGATAAAACAAACGGCTATGCAGAAAACGAAGTCCCAGTGTATAACACTCCTTCAGGAAATCCTGTATCTGGTGTTGAACCTCATACTTCACAGAACGTTTCTTTATGGGGCGTTACAGACAGTGTGCAGGCCCGCAAGCTTGGAATGTACAACTATGCAGTATGCAAACACCGCTTCACAATCGTCAGGTTTTCCTGTGATTTTGAATACCTGATGTGCCGTAAGGGCGACTGGATTAAATATGCAGGAGACATTGCCCTTGCCGGCTTGAAACAGGGGCGTATCAAAGCCGTAGACGGACAGAAACTTATCCTCGATGAACAGGTAACGATGGAAAACGGAAAATCTTATGCAATAAGAATCCGTAAGTCTGATGGAACTGCAGTTTTGTGTAATGTTCAGACAGTTGTGGGAACATCAAATGAGATTACAATTTCCGAACAGATTCCGTTTGGCGTTGAAGGCTGCCTTTTTGCATTCGGTGTAACCGGCAATGAAACCATAGACCTTATAGTAACCGATATCCAATGCGGCGAAAATCTTTCTGCAGATCTGACCTGTGTAGAATATGCCCCGGAAATTTTCGGCGTAGATGATCCTGATTTTGTGTTGCCAGATTTTGTGAATAAGCTTAGCAGCTTTGATTCTGTTGTAGATCCTGGAGATGTAAACGGATGGAGAACATTTGCAACTTATAATGATTCTGATTCACAACCAGCACCCCCAACAGGTGGTGGTACTTCTGGTGCATGGCACCTGCAGCAGACCGAGAATTCTAAATGGATTTCCACAAAAACAGCGGCTTCGATTTATGAAGGTGAATGGTCTGCTCCAATGCCTACAGGAAAGAAAGTTATGAACGTTCTTGTTCCAGATGGAGAGATTGGAGATCCTGATAGTGTAACTGGCCTTATAGCAGCTGCAAGACAGAATGAAATTAAGCTAGAATGGAATCCACCTACAAGTGACGGAATAAAAGAAGGAATAAAAACATATTATGTAGAATGCTCGAAAAATAATGGTGAAGAATGGTTGCAACTTATAAAGACAAATACAAACAGTGCTTCGTATACATTCAACCGTGCGACAGACGGTTACCCAAAAGCCAGTGTTTTCTCTACCTGGAAGTTTAGAGTTAGGGCTGAAAACATTTACGGAAAGCTCTCTTCTTGGACTGAAACAACAGTAAACACCCTCGGATATTTCTCTTGGGTTCCTTCAACTCCAACAATTACAAAAGCCGAAGCAGACAGAGACGGAATTGATATTGCTTGGTCTACCGACGAAGCAGGAAGATATGGGACACCTAGTTTTAGTGTATTTGTACGATACAACGGAGCTGACCACGCTGTAAACGTAAACGCAAATAATACTGCTCGTTTCAATTTCAATCGTAACGATTCAAGACGACAGGATGCTTACCCAGAAGCAACTGACCTTGCAAACTGGACTGTAAAAGTAGTTCATAAAAACGAATCTGATTCAGTTGGAGTAACTACTTCTAAAAGCGTATTTACTGATAACTATGGAACTTGGATTCCTGCAACTCTTAGTTTTGCTTCAAAGATACCGAGTGAAGGTGGAATATCTTTAACTTGGAATCAAGCAACAGGAAGTGGTAACAAACAGTTATACGGAACACAGAGATATACTGCGGTTGTAAAATACGCAGACGCAGAACATTCTGTAAGTGAAACTGTAATGGGCACACTTATAACCAATACACTTTCTACAACATATTACTTTAAGAGAAGTGGTGCTAATGCAGACGGCTATCCAGAAAAAAATGCTACAGCAAATTACAAAGGTTTGGATAAATATACATTCATTTTGAAGGTAGATAACGAAAGTGGTAATACTCCTGTTTCTTCTGCTGAAATAGCATTCTCTTCGTCAGAATTGAATAATTACAAATCTTGGACACCAAACGCCCTAACAGGTGCTTATTATCCTTCTGTAAACGTTTCTAAAAGACAGGTATCAATTGCTTTCCCTTCTCAAGAAAATGTGTATGGTAATATCAAGTATAAAATCAGAGTAAAAAAAGTTGACGAATCTACTTGGTATACACCAAACCTTGAATCAAACTGTTATGAAAGAGAAGATGTTTACAAGAAGGATACAGAAATAGCATTAGAAACAACTGCAACTTTCCGTCAGATGTTACCTCTTACTGGTCAGAATATGCAGAGTATTCAAGTTGACCGATATGACGTTGAAACAAAAGGTGGTGTAGAATCTTCTGAACATATTGCACTTGCAAGAGAGTATTATATTTTTAATACAGAAGGTAAAACACAGTTTAATGCCTTATATCACGCTTCAACACCTGCTTACTCACCAGAATTAGTTGCTGATAATATTACAAAAACTCAAATAAAATCAAGTGCTTGGCTTTCGGGTGGCACAGAATTAGACCATACAACAAGATATGTCATTGCTGTTCTTGTCGATACTCCAATGCCAGTTGCTACTGAATATCAGTACGAAATACAGGCTGAAAGCGTTGAATCTGGTAAGACATCACCAGCTATTACAGTCAACGTTACAGTAGACGCTAACTCTGTTGCAGATTTAGTTGATTCTGCAATTACACAGACTAAACTTGCTGACGGTTGTGTAACTACAGATAAAATCGCCGCAGGTGCAATTACCGCAGAACAGATTTCAGCAACAAACATTCTTGCAAAAGGTGCAACCGCAGGTAGTATGACCACAAACGGTTTGATTATTCCAGATTCGGGATTCTGGGCAAGCGAACCAATGAAGTATACTTACGGAAATAATCAGTCTTACACCGCACAGGCAGGAGAATTTTTTGTTGGTAATAATCCAGACCACGAAGCACACGCTACCGATGATGATGAGTATATACATTATAAATTAGGTACATTCTTTCTCAAGATTAAGAACATCATTATGGAATCTCTTAAAACTGTTATTGTCGGTGTTCTAAAGGTAAAAGCAGATAATAAAGAAACGACTGCTCCATTTATGACAGTAAATCCAATGACAACTGCTGATTCAGACGAAACACCTGCAAGAACTGTCAGAGTTGATGGAGATGTTACCGCAAATCAGTTTAATGGAAATTTAAATGGACAGGTTAGTGGTGCAACAAGAAGTCATCAGATTTATGAAACAGATGATAATGGCAATCCTAGTTGGAAAAACAGAGAAGATGTTGTTGTTGGAGGAGCAACAAATGCAGACCAACTTGATTATAAAGACTCACTTTGTTTTATGCACAATAGAACAGGTGATACTGGAACTACCGAACAATTGCAATTAGAAATTGTAAACAATGGTTCAGCAGGCCCTTGTTGTGGAAGTTATAATATAACTGATGGCCCATTTGGTAACTATTGGTACAATTATATTTACATTCCACATAGAGATGGTATTGGTCAAGACAGCTATTTATATGGAACTCTCATAGTGTTTATTATGAATGAGGATACAAACAAAATGGCTATCAAACATCTTATTAATGGTACTTGGCAAATATGGAGAGAGATACAAGCACTTTCTGCTAATGTTGCAGATTATGCTACAAATGCAGGTGGTGCTGATATGGTAGATGGTTATCACGCTAGTGGCAATTCTCAAAATATGCTTTTTCGCTGTAAAAGAGCTGTTGATGTTGGTGTTGCAAATGATAACGGTTATTGGGCAGGAATGTGCAACATCAATGTAGACGGTTGGGCAAAATGGTGGCACATACTTTCAATGGACTGGGAAGGAAGTACAAAAGACCCAATAAATTGGTGCAGTCAAATTTTATTACCAACTCAACAAGACGGAATACCAAAATATCGTTTTAATGCAAATGGTGGAGATACAGCAATATCATCATCGCCTTGGAAGGATTTTATTACAGAGGAAAATATAGGTAGTCAATCAGTTGAACGTGCAAATAAAATCCGTATTGGTAGACCATCTTCACCAGAAGCAGGAGATATTTGGATAGAATGATAGACAAATTACATACTCTTAGACATAAAACAGCAACCGAAGAAAAAATATATCATCTCTTTGAAAACAAAACTGACGTTGCAGGTAAAACTGAAACTGACGCTGTTATCGGAGTACAGACTGATGAAGGAACTAGATTTGTACCTTCTGATAGCGGTGCTCTTTCTGGCAGTTTTGGATTTCATAACGGTTCATCATTAAATCACCTTATAGATGTAACTCCAAAGATAACTTTTCACTGTTACTGGACAACAGAAACAGTGCCTTACCACACAAGATATAACTGTCATATTACAGGTGCAGATTTAAGTTGTGTATCAAGAACAGGTTTTCGTATATATATCGGTGACGGAAGTTCTTGGACTTATTGTGGTTCAATGCCTAGTGGTTCAGTATCTGTTTCTTTAAGTGGTACTGCAGGTTATCTTGATAGCGGAAGTGTTTATGTCAAAATTACTTCTGATGTTTCTTATACGCCATTAAACGGACACGTAGACTGGGCTTATGCAGGCGGAGGAACTTATGTAAACATTCATTCTTATGTTTATCTTGATTCGGCTTTGCCAAAAGGTTATATAGATTCACAGGGTATATGGACAGGTATATCTCCACCATGGAGAACAGAAGGAAGATACGGAACAGTAGGAGCAGGTGCATCGGCAGGAGATATAAATATGGGATTTGCAGGTTTGGCGGCAGGTTCAACATATTACGAAACAGCACTTATTTATAATCCTCAATCATCTGGTTCTGGAGAACAGAGAGTTGCTGTAAGAGGATGGGCTCCTACAGGTGGTGGTGCATTTTTCACCGATTACTTTACTTTGCAAATCCCAGATAACGCAGAACAAGATATTACGTCAGCAACGCTTTATGACGGAGCAACTATAGATATTCCAGAGGTATATTGGTAATGATTAGTATAGGTATTACTTTTTGCGATAAAGATTATAAATTATGCAACAGGCTTCTTAAACAAATCGAAGAAAGGGTTTTAGTTCCTCACGAAGTTATTATCATTGATAACACAGAAGGAAATAAATTAGGCGATAAGGCAACTTACGCTTTCGGGTATAATGCCTTTCAGTTTGCGTCAAGATATAAAATCATCAAACTTGCTAAGGGTGATTACATCTGGTTCTTAGACGGTGATGATGAAGTAATCGGACTTAAAGAAATTAACTATGATGATGACATCCTCACTTATGGCTATTCGGGTGATGATTACGAGTTTCATTATGAAGAAGAAGTCGTTACAGAAAATTTATGTACAATTGATTTTGAAAATAAGATTCAGATTGAACTTTGGAACAAATTAATTAAAAGAGAACTGTTTACAGATATAGATGATTATGTTCCAGACCCAAGCCTTAAAGTTGTAACTCTTGAAGATGCTTATTATCTTGGAGTTGCCCTAAACAATGCCAAATCTGTCAGAATTATTGATGAAATAATATACAAACATCACAAAGGACTTGCATTTGCCGATTATGTATCTTTTGAACAGTTTGATACGCTTATTACAGGACTTGAAGATATATTAAGTCTGTCTTATAAAAACTTATGCCTTGATTACAGATTAAGACAGTTTGAATATCTTTCAGACTTCATTATTAAATCAAATGACTATAAAAAAATTCTTGAAAGACTTATTGAACTTTTCCCAGTTAAGTTGTACTGGCAGAATAACTCACAGTACATTTTTGCAAACTGTCACAATAAGGCTATGTTTACAGAAGTAAAGGAAATCTTGGTTGATAACTTCGGCGAAGATATTGTTCCTAAAGTTACCTATACAATCAGTTATTCAGACGGACATACAGAAGAAGTTGAAGAAGATTTTGAACTCAAGTTTACCGAAACATTCTCAAAGAAAGTATCAATCATTCTTTTAGTTTATGACGGTAACGTAAATTACTTGGATAGTTTTATCGAAAACATAAAAGAAAAAGTTACTGTTGATTATGAAATTGTAATTGTAGATAACCGTGAAGATAAGACAGAACCTTTGAAATACGATTGTGTTGAAGCAGAAGGAAATGTCGGTGTTCTTGACGGAAGAAGATTAGGATTTGAACACAGTACAGGCGATTATGTGTGGTTCGTAGATATCGATGACGTTATTCTTTCAATGCCAGAAGTATATTCTGATATTAATGCAGACATCTATCAATTTACATTCAAATATAAAGACGAGTATGCAAAAGGTAACGTATTCTTATGGAGTAAATGGATTAAGCGAGAAGTTTTGGAAAAGGCTTATGAAAATATTCCTTCGTTCTTCTGCATCTACCACGAAGATGTTATCTTAAATCACGCAGTCCGTCAGATTACTAATAATATTGTCGAACTTGGAGTTATGCCTGTATATTACCACAGACCGACACCAGAATCAGTTACACTCAAAGAAATCAAGACTAAAGAAGATGTAGACCTTTTATTCAAAGGCTTTGAACAGGCAACTGAATACTGTATGTTCGAAACATTAGATGATGCAAGACCGTTTTATGATGAACTTGCAGAACTTGCGGATGATGAAATTAAACCGTACTTCCAGGATAAGATTAATGAATTATTTGGTTGATTAAAGCACTGATTCAAGCCGATTCAACTTAATTCAAGCAGTAGTTTTCCTTTATCATTTTTCGTGGTAGGAGGAAAACTATGTCCATTGTACGAACAATCAATGCTTATTTTAAAATCGCAACCAGAGCCGATGTAAATGAATTACTCTCTAAGATAATTCTGTCAGAACGTCAGATATGAATTATATAATAAAAAAATCATTTTTTATTATAAGTTTTAAGTCTTTTTTTTATATAATTCATACCCAGGACAGCAACAAAAACAACCTATTTCAAAAAGTTATGTTGAAGATTTTATAAATAAAATAGAGAGTTTTGTTGTTAATAATTTGCATCCTGTGATTGTTGCTAAGAATTAACTGCTTTAATTTCTATCTTTTGTATTAATTAATTTCGCGTAATATATAGGAAAAATTATCATGTCCGAAAAATACAGTGTACACGACTACACAGTCGAACAAATCTTAAACTTCATCAAATCAAACGAGATTGCAATCCCAGAAATACAGCGTCCGTTTGTCTGGAAGGGAAAGCAGGTTCGTGACCTAGTGGATTCTCTTTATAA